GAGCTACATCGATTCGACGGTGGCGCAGTACCGCGCTGAGGCAGCCACGATGCGCGACTGGCGCGATGCCGTCTGGCTGCGCTGCTACGAGCTGCTGGCCGAAGTCCAGGCGGGCACGCGGCCGGTTCCGACCGAGTCCGAGTTGATCGCACTGCTGCCGGCGATTCAGTGGTAGCCATGCAGCCGCTTTCGGAGAAGTGACATGACGTTTCTAGGCAGGAGCAGGTTTCGGGATCGGCTGCGGTCGGTGGGTGGCGTGGAGGCGTTTCCGCTGGATGGGTTCAGCCCGACGTTTGCATTTTCAACGCGGCGGCTGTTTACGACGTTTACGACCGCTCTGCTTCGCATCCGTTCATCGGTCGGCGCGTTCAACGAAGTCGATGTATTTCCCGACAGCAGCGGCTGGATAAGCCTGACCAGCGCAGTCAGTCCTACGACTTGGGGCGCGACACTTGGCGCGTTTGCCACTAACGCAGGCGGGTTGAACAGCACCGGAAATGCGACGGTAAGGACTTGGTACAACCAAGGGACTGTTAGTAGTGCAGGTGACGTGGGCAACGCTACCGCCGGGAACCAGCCGATCCTTATGGAGTCTGGGGCGTTCTCGGCGAATACGACAATCGGCACTGCCAACCGCCCGGCTTTGTACCTTATTCGAGGATTTGCGCCTACGCTTGTAACTTCCACCACAAGAGCTACTTCAGAAGTCGTCAACGGTTCGGTACAGTCCACCATCATGGCAGTTTCACAACTACTTGAGGCAGGGCAAATACTTTTGCCGTTTGGATTTGGAACGCCAGCAGTCCCCGGGCGCTGGGCTATTTTTTCGGGCGCAGACACTACTCGGCGCGGTGACTTTGGCGACGACGCGACCTTCGGCGGAAGGCTGAACGCAACAGCCCCGACAGCACTTGACGCAGAGTATGCGGTGTACCGACGTAATGGCACGTTTGCAGAGATTCGCAGGAACGGGGCAGATCTTGCAAACGTAAACACTTTGACCACAACAATCTCTGTCGCTCAGCTTGTTCGCGTTCCAGATAACGCTGTTTCGTGCAACTCAAAAACTGCTGAAGTAATTGTGTTTCCCGCCTATCCGACCATCACTTCTATAGAGTCGTCGCAAGCATCGGGGTTCGGAATATGAAATACATACTTCTGACTGATGAGGCGGCATGCGAAGATTTGTCGAGCGGACTGTACAGGCTAGGTCGCCCGCACACTGTTTCCGATGCGAGCAAGGACACCTTGTACCTGTTCGGCTGGCACCGGCACCCAATCAACAACGATTGGGCAATGATTTTTGACGAGCAATACCAATACGCCCGCCACGCCGACGTGCCGATGATGCTCACCGCTCCCGGCGACCCCTACGGCTCGCAGGCTCTGATGCAGACCCTGTTCCTGCCCATCGCAGCCAACGGCGCGGCCAGCTTGCAGGCACTGCTCGCGTACATCCTCGCCAACGACGTGATCGACACCGCGCAGATCCTGCCGCTGATTGATCCGGAGCTGGTCAAGACCCAGGCGCAAATGGAAGCGGCGGGGTGGTTTCCTACGCAGGTGATGTCATGAACGACCTTGAAATCGTAGAACGCCTGGCGAAGCTGGAGACGCGCATGGAGGCTCTGGAGGGCGACAGCATCAAGGTCGCCGAGAAAGTGGATCTCGTCCTGCAACGGATGGAGAAACAACAGTCGTTCATCGGCGGCGTCGTGTTCGTCCTGTCCGCGCTGTGGGGCCTGCTCTACGCATTCCGAGACTGGATCATCAGTCCCAAATGAGCCTCACGATAACGCCGGGCGGTGTAGCGGCGTTATACGACGCGCTGCGGCAGTTCCAGCCGTTCAAGGACTGGAACCTTCCAGCGGCCGATGAGGTCGAGTTCGCCGTCGTGCGCGAGAAGAAGGTCTACGGTACGTACCACTACGGTGATGCGCATGTCATCACGATCTCGGAAAAGGTGTGCGGGCACTGGTCGACGCTGACGGGCACGGTGGCGCACGAGATGATCCACCTGCACCAGTCGATACGCGGCACGACATCGAAGGCTGAACACAACCACGAGTTCAAGCGCCTGTCGCTGCAGGTCTGCCAAGCATTCGGGTTCGATGAAAGGTGCTTCTGATGAGAGCCAAGATCAGCGACCAGGAATTGAAAGACGCGTGGAGCTCAGGCAAAGACGCGCAGCAGATAGCCGACGCATTCGGCCTGACCGTGAGGCAGGTCTACTCGCGCCGGAGGAAGTTCGAGCTGGAGACCGGCCAGCCGCTGCCATCGACTGCGCTGCGCAAATTCGGCATTCCCTACGACCGCACGCCGCTTGAGAACCCGGCGACCAAGGCGCTGTATCAGTCCCCGACGCGGCTGCACCAGGACATCAAAACGGGCACGGTGATCGTGTTTTCAGATGCCCACTACTGGCCGGGCATCGAGTCGACCGCGCATCGCGCGCTGGTGCACCTCGTCGCCGAGTTGAAGCCCAAGATGGTGATCGGAAACGGAGACATATTCGACATGGTCGGCCCGTCGCATTGGGGGCGGCGAGACTTCGCTCCGGTGCCGAATGTCCGGCAGGAGATCGAAGCCTGCCAAGAGCGGCTGGGCGAGATCGAGGACGCCGCACCTCGCGGCTGTCGACTGGTGCGCACAATCGGAAACCACTGCATTCGATTTACAAGGAAGCTGGTCACCGTGGCGCCGGAGTTTGAGGGGCTGAAAGGCTTCGCGTTGACCGACCACTTTCCGAAGTGGCAAGAGTGCTGGAGCATCCATCTCAACTCCGACACGAACGGCTGGACGGAGATCAAACACCGGTGGAAAGGCGGCGTGCATTCGAGCTTCAACAACGCAAAGGAAAGCTCGGTGCACTACGCCACCGGCCACGATCACGCTCTGCGAGTGCAGGAGTTCACGAACCGGCGCGGGACTTGGTACGGGATCAATAGCGGGACGTTAGCCGATCCTGAAGGGCCGCAGTTCTCGTATGCCGAGGACAGCCCGCTGAACCATCGCAGCGGCTTTGCCGTCCTGACATACCACGACGGTATGCTCCTTCGGCCTGCCATCTGTAAGGTGCTGGACGATACGCACGTCGATTTTGAAAGGAAGGTGATCCGGGTATGAACTACGATGAGGCATTCGACGAGCTGCTGCGCCACGAGGGCGGCTACAGTGACCGGGCGGCTGATCCCGGCGGCAAGACGCGTTATGGCGTTACCGAGGCTGTGGCGCGTGAACACGGGTATCGCGGCGACATGCGCGAGCTGCCGCTCGAGGCCGCGCGCTTGATCTACCGTGCAGCGTACTGGGACGCCGTGCGCGCCGACGAGCTGCCGGACGCGGTGCGCTATGCCGTGTTCGATGGCGCCGTGAACAGCGGCGTGCGTCAATCGGTGCGCTGGCTGCAGCGCGCAGTCGACGCGACGGACGACGGTGTGCTGGGCCCTGCCACGCTGCGCGCCGTGCAGCGGCAGGAACCCGAGGTGCTGCTGCGGCGGCTGCTGGCCCAGCGGCTCAATTTCATGGCGGCGCTGCCGACCTGGCCGAGCTTTGGCAGGGGCTGGGCGCGGCGCATTGCTGCTTTGATGGAGGCGTGACGATGGACTGGAAAACGATTCTTGCCACCGTAGCACCGACCCTCGCAACGGCCGCAGGAGGCCCGCTGGCAGGCGTCGCGGTTCAAGCCATAGCCAAGGCCCTCGGACTGCCAGAATCGACGCAGGAGGCCGTAGAGCAGGCCGTAGCGGGTGCCACGCCTGAGACGCTGCTCGCGCTCAAGCAGGCAGACCAGCAGTTCGCGAAAGATATGCGGGCGCTGGATATTGACGTGCTGCGCATCGACGCAGGCGACCGGGACTCGGCCCGCAAAATGCAGATTGAGACCAACAGCCGGATACCCGGCTGTTTGGCATTCGCGGTCACGGCTGGATTCTACGGAGTGCTACTCTGGTTGCTGTGCTACGGCATGCCGCCGTCCGGCGGTGAGGCGCTCCTGCTGCTGCTAGGGTCGCTCGGCACCGCCTGGACGGGCGTGGTCGCGTATTATTTCGGATCGTCTGCCGGGTCGGCGCGCAAGGATGCGCTGCTGGCAAAGGGGTCGAGCGTCTGAATTATGCCGTACGGGAAAAAAAAACATAATTCGGGCTTGTGCGGACTAGATTATCCCGTGCGGGTCAGTTCGTCTCCTTCAAGGCGGCCTTATGCCTAACAGCCGTCGCAATCTTCCTGGCCCGATACGCTGGGTCAGTGGCCTGCCGCTGCGCGTGATAGTCGCGCCAGTACGCGGCGCGCGGCGCATCGCTTAACGGCTTCTGCGG